ATTATATATTGCCTTGGACTGTAAAAAAAATAATATTTTTTTATTGTATAATCGAATACTCAATGAAAGGTCTGAAAAGACGAAGTAACAAGAAACAAACCTCTAAAAAAGGTTCTAAAAAAGGTGGGTTCATTTTTACGAGGAAGGAAAAACACCCAAAATGCATCAACAACGAGGAGATTGAGTGGCCGAATGCAAACACGGTTCATCCAGATGAAGTAATTCCATTGCATAATGAGATACAACATGAATACCAAAGGTGTTGCCCAAAATCTATTCTCGGATTTAGCAATTCACACTCGTATTGCAAGAATATGAAAGTGCTTATGAAAGAATTGAATGAATTGGCAGACCCATGTAAAGGCGATATAAATGATTTTAAAGTAAGTGAGCTTGCTGCACAGTACAAGACATGTTGCCCGAAAGGGTTTTTTGGGCGAAAAAATTCTTCCGAGTATTGCAAGAAGATTGATGCAGCTATTTCTGAGAAGAGGCAGCAAGCAAAGAATTCTATGGACTTAGCCGCAATCTATCATGATGGGAAACAAGATATATTTGCGTATAAGTTGGCAGAAGAGCTTGTACGAAGGGGATATGACCATAAAACCGTTTTCGATGCATTTGCAAAAGGTGAGCTGAACGATATGGACCTAGACCAAGCCATTGCCTACTTCAACAAAATGAAAACATGGCAACAAAGAATAAAAGATACTTTCTTTGGACAACCACCAACAAATACTAGAGGGCAGTATGAAACATTGCCATTAGAGCATTTTAGGTTTGATACAAATGGCAAAGTTAATTATTTGCCCGAAATACCTTCGAACTTCAATAATCCTTTGCATAAGGGTAAGGGTGGTAGAAGAACAAGGAGGAGAGAAAGGAAGACCAAGGCACGTGGGGGGCAAACGTCCAGAAAATAAGTATTTCAAAAAATTTGTACTCAGAAAATTATATGTGTACAAATTTTTTTATGATATCACAATACCCTTGCTACTCTTTAATAATGATTGGATGAGGCTGTGATTTTCAAAGTGGTAATCATTATTTTTTTTAACTCATTGATGCTGGCTTCGATTGAATCCACCTTTTTCGCCAATGATTTCAATGTCACCCTTTCTTCTTCCTCTTCCACTCGTTCTTCATCAAAATCATCATCTTCATCATCATCAGCATCTGATTCGTAGACATAGTCCTCGTCTTTGTCTTCGTTTTGGTCTGTGTCTTCGTTTTGGTCTGTGTTTTCGTTTTGGTCTGTGTCTTCGTTTTGGTCTTGATCAGAGAGACTGTCAAGCACCAAATCATCGCTCGTATACACAGATACAGGGCTATTTAGGTCGTGGTAATTACTATACAGCACATTGTAATGTGCAAACCCTTCCTTGTCTAGTTTGTGCATAATACCTTGCACAGTTCGCCCATGCTTTGCAGCAATTCGGTCCAGGTCCCATTCCAACAATTGGAACTCACGCTGAAGTGCCAAAATTTCGTTCACCGTCCATTTGTTTCCAATTCGTTTTGCAGCAGTCATTTCTTCTGTATTGTGTAATATACGTCCTATTTCTTTATATTGATTTGTAATACAATATTCTTGTTTATCTCCTGGCCGTTCGACCACCGAGTAGGACACTCACCAATGGAGCCAACAAGCGGTTGCCGGATGCGTCGACCATCGCGTCCAAACTGGCTTGGGAATGCGGTGAAGGAGCATATATGGCAGACGAAGTAGCTGCGTTGTAGTCACGTACATCAAACCGACATACCGGACAACGTGTGTTGGTTTGAAACCAATTCGAAAGGCTCTCCGTATGGAAGACGTGTCCGCAATGACGAATCACGGTCACCGTATCATTGTCCTCAAATGCTTCCATCGAAATAGGGCATTGGTTGTTGATAGGTCGCACAATGTCTCCATATGTGGCCGTTCTTGTGGCAGATTCAATTTGTGCAGGAGTCGGATACACGTCTACTGGCTGCATAAAGCTTTGCAGCAATTGGGTAATTGTATCGGCATTATTATTGTTGTTGTTGTTCAAGTTCTCCGTCGTGACAAAGGTGTCCAATAAGTAGGTTGTCTCCAGTAATTGGTTTGTATAGTTTCCTCTCCGCGACGCCGACCGTGGCTGCGGTCGAAAGGCATCTCGATTGAGCAACTGAACGAGCCACTCCCGGATTTGACTATTGCTTTGCATAAGGCTGTTCATCATTGTGTTGAAATGATTTATTTGCCGGAGGTTGTCGTTGTACATGGAGTTCAAAATACTCACTAACAGTAGTTGCTCGTTTGTTGCAGGAGGAAAAGAATGATTCGCATTCGTATTCGCATTCGCATTCGCGTTCGCGTTCGCATATTGAGTGTAATTGCGGTCGCCCATAAATAAAAATACTATACGAAATACGTTTAAATACATATAGGCAAATATACTTAAACCATCTATAATGGACACTTCACGATACCAAAACAAAGGACTCAGTGGGTTGGCGAACTTGGGCAACACCTGTTTCATCAATTCGTGTATGCAAATACTGTCGCATACCTATGAGCTCAACGATTTTCTGGACAATGAAACATACAAACGAAAGTTGAAAAACACGTGCGAATCCGCGCTCCTTCTGGAATGGGACAATCTTCGGAAGATGTTATGGAACGAAAATTGCATTGTCTCTCCTGGAAGGTTTGTCAAGGTTATTCACAAGGTGGCCCACATCAAAGGTGCCGAATTATTCACTGGTTATACGCAAAACGATGCATACGAATTTCTGCTCTTTCTGATAGACTGCTTTCATACAGCGATATCGAGAGAAGTCAAAATCACAATTTCAGGCAAACCAGAAAATGACGTGGATGACCTCGCTCTGCAATGTTTCAAGACCATCCAAGAACGGTACCATAACGATTATTCCGAAATTTGGAACCTCTTCTACGGGGTTCATGTGTCACAAATTACGCGTGTTGACAACGGTTGTGTTATTTCCAATACTCCCGAGCCCTATTTCATGGTTGACTTACCGATTCCTTCCGACATCAAATCCCCTTCTCTCCTGGACTGCTTGAACCATTTTGTCAAGGGAGAGTTCGTCGATAACTACAAAGATGAGTTGACCAAGGAGGTCATTCCCATATGCAGAAAATTTCTGTTCTGGTCCTTTCCTTCCATCTTGGCAATAGACCTCAAACGATTTAACAATCGTATTCTGAAGAACCAAACACTGGTCGATTTCCCGATTGACCACCTGGACCTCTCGCCCTATGTTGTCGGGTATAAAAAAGAGGATTTCCAATACGAACTCTATGGTGTGTGTAATCACAGCGGAGGGGTGGCTGGTGGACATTACACTTCCTTCGTACGCAATGCCAATGGAAAGTGGTATCACTTTAATGAAACTGATGTTTCTGAGGTGCCTGTTCCAGAATCGATTGTCACATCCAAGGCATATGTGCTATTCTATCGGAAAAAAGGGGCTTCGGCGAAGTGAAAAAATAAATAGAATATAGAATCTAACATATGTAGCCTTCTCTCGGTGAATTTTTTAGCTACTTATATAATATAATGGAATTAGTAAACACCACGACAACTACCGACCCAGTCAATATGTACAATTATATCAATACGTTTATGATGAATCCATTGGTCCTGATTCTCCTCATACTAGTGGTGGTTGCTCTATACACTTTTACTTCGAGTAGTTCCAGTCCATCTACTTCCTTCTCAGGCGGGGCCTCGTCGTTTTTGTTGGAACCATTGCTCTCATCTTCATCGTCGTCATACCCTTCTTCTTCTTCTTCGTCATCTTCCTCTTCTCCCTCCTTTCTCTCCTCGTTGACCTCTGCATTCACCTCTTCCTCGCCTTCTTCTTCCTCTTCCTCTTTCTCTTCTTCGTCTTCATCATCTCTTTTGGACGACCCCTCGCTGGGCAATTTTAGCATACTTGGAGACAGTGATGCCAGAAAATCAGGAAGTCTGGTTGGTGATGGTGGAATCTTTGGTGTCATCATCGCCATCGTCTTGATTTTCTTGATTGTGGTCAATGCATTGCAATACTTTTTTAGCATCAATGTCAGTGCTTATGTGGATGGTCTGTTCACGCCTAAAACCACTGTCGACATCGTTGTGGACGACACCTCATACCAGCCATCGCCGTCCCCCGTTCCCGAAATCAAATTTCGTAAGCAAGTGTTCAACATCCCCGGCAATTATTACACCTACGACAATGCGAAAGCATTGTGTGCTGCTTACGGTGCTAAATTAGCCACCTATGACCAAATTGAGAGTGCCTACAACAAGGGAGCCGAATGGTGCAACTACGGATGGTCTGCCAATCAGCTCGCGCTGTTCCCTACCCAAAAGACCACATATGATACCCTGCAGCACATCAAGGGTCACGAAAACGATTGTGGACGCACAGGAGTCAACGGAGGCTACATCGCCAATCCCAATGTCCGATTTGGTGTCAACTGTTATGGCAACAAACCTAAAATCACCAGCGAAGAAGACGAGTTGATGAAAACAGCTTCGCCGTACCCCGAGACCGTGGAGGACATTGCCTTCCAGAAGAAAGTCGACATCATGAAGTCCCAATTGGACAACGTGTTGGTCTCTCCTTTCAATCATAATATGTGGGGTCAAATATAGAGCCATACAAAGAAAGAACCGGCGATGTACAACACGGTAATCATTTGGCATAAACGCTTTGTAAATTTCATGCATTGTTTGCTCGTACCCACGGGAAGTATTTTCAATTCTTGCACATCGACACGGCAGATGGGGCATTTGCTGTGCTGTCGTATCCATGCTCGTAAACACGTTTCATGAATGTCACCGTTGCAATCACATTCTGTTGTATACAGTGTCTGCTTTCGTAGTTCAATGGGTGGCCTGGAACCTGACACGTCGTAGCAGACAAAACATACGTCCATGCTAGTATCCTCTTTTGTAGAGGGGGTGTTTTCTTCTTCTTCATAATGTGAACACACATGGAAAAGCATGTCTGTGTAATTTTTTGGTTTACTTATATTAGTTCAACAATTTAATATAAGTAGATAACCCTTTTGATTCTTCTTTATTTTTGCACTCTGCGAATTATTCCATATTCTGTCTTCCATATTCTGTCTTCCATATTCTTCATTCTTCGTTCTTCCGCTTCACTTAGCCTTGCTCTTTCGTGTCAACTTCTTAGAAGCCTTTGGCTTTACAGCCTTTCGTGTAGCACGCCGTTTCGCCCTTTGAAGATTGCTGTTATGGACCATCACAAGCTCCAGCAATTTGTCATGTAAATCGTCTTCAATAACAGGTGATGCTTCCTCTGAATTGTTTTTTCGTTCATGTACCTCATCATCATCTTCATCTTGTTCCTCTTCTTCATCAAAACCTTCATCCACTACTTCGTCTTGGTCATTGCGCGCTTGGCCGTAACAGGTGTAAGAAAGTGTCCAATTTGGCACCACAAGGTCCTGAAAGAGGTCGGACACCTTTTCACCTCCACCATTTTGGCCAGACAACCGATTCACTGTCATAATAGGAGACAACCCTGCCTTCATCATAATAGAATTTACACTAAACCCCCCGGAATATATCCCGTCCTCAGTTTTATGAAAAATCATTTCTTCTGGTCCGATATACCCACCCCCTATTGAATTTGAAGTACCTTTTGTGATGAATTCTGTCATATACAGTAGCGTTATATAAATTATTTCTTATTTGTTCGTATTGGCATATCGTTTGATTTCTCGGATGGTCTTTATTTGTCGGGCCTTTCGTACATGCTCTAAAATTTGCCTTGCTTGGGCTGGGTCTTTCACTTTCGATGCCAACGCTTTCTCTAAATACTTAAATGTGAGCGGCTCGGTCACCCGTGCGTTTGCAAACTTGATTTTCTCTCCATTCACTTCGTATGGTATATTATACATACCATTTGCTATCGCATAATCGATAAGGCGTTTCTCCAACTGCTGATGCTGTTTTCGAATCTCCTGAATGCGCGCATAGTGCTTTTTAAGTTCGTTGTCGAGGCGCAACCATCTGTTCACTTGCTCTTCAAAATCCGTTGGCAGTTCAGAATCTGAATCTCCTGACCGCGAATCGGAAGAATACCCAGAAGAAGACCGGGAAACGGGAGCACTCGTGGGCATTATTAGCGAACTAGCAGGACTTGAACGTGTTGTTGAAGACATATATCTATTTTATATAATAAGTATAAAAATATATTTCATTTATGTACCTTAATCACGGCGATGACTGCGAGTCGGGTTACGGGGGGGCTTGTTTTTTAATGCCAATGCCGCTAAGCTCAAGGGCACAATAGCTTCGTTAACGACTCCTAAAAAACCTCCTTTCTTTTTCTTGCAACTTCCACCACCTTGCACTAAAGCCAATTGAGATGCGTTCGGCATTTGGGAAGCAGGGGGGACATTCTGGCCTTGAGCGCCAATGAGAATATTTCCTTGCACTTGTCCGTATGGACCTGCTTGGTCAAAGACACGGTTGTATTGAGCAGACCCGGATCCATTAACATATTCTCCGAACGAGGCAGCCGAGCTATACGCCGCACCGCCCTTCATGCGAAGACGTCGGCTACGACCGTGACGACAACGACGACTGTGTCTGTGTTTCGAACTGCGATGGTGTTGTTTGCGACTACGTGCCATTTATATACATTCATGAGAATAAAAAATATAATTTTTTGTGTCCACTTCTCCTAAAAATTCTTCCGCACAAAACGTTCAACTCGCTTTGTTTGTGAAATGGGTGTTTCGAATCATCAAAATCATCAAAATGAGGATGGCCAAAATCATGATGAAGACCAGAAACACCAGCGCAACCGTGATATAGATGTAAGGATTGATTTCGTACCATATAAAATCCATCACCGGTTTTAATAACATTTTGAATTCATTCTTGATGTCTTCTCTCTTCAATATGTCTAAACATTGTTGGACGAAGGAACTATTGTCTTTCATACTTAAGGAGGAGAGAAATAAACCAATGTTTCTGGCGTGTTAAAATGTCGTTTAATTTTTCTGCATGTCAAATAAGTGTGATTTATGGACAACATTATTGAGCCCGACCAAAACTTCGATTTTTCCACGATTTCTTTAGCACATCCTGTCGGTATTCAGGGCGGCGCCTATTTCACTAAAATCGAACACAACAAACGACCATTGTACATCCAAACGTCGAAAAGTGTCTCGCGCCAAGGGTTTGTGAAAACGGGCAAACGATATTACTGTGACCTCATGTTCGACAAGAATTCAGAAACACTCATCAACTGGTTTGAGCAACTCGAGGAGAGATGTCACAAGCTCATTTATGAGAAAAAAGAGGTCTGGTTTCAGGGGAATTTAGAAGAAAGCGATATCGAAACAGCATTCAATCCCGTGATACGTGTCTACAAATCAGGTAAGTACTATTTGGTTCGTGTCAACATCAAAAACAACAAAGACGATATGCCCTCAATCAAAATCTATGATGAGAAAGAGATGAATGTGAATATGCACGATGTCACCCCAGATACAGAGCTCATTTCGATAGTGGAAATACAAGGCATCAAGTTCACCTCTCGCAGCTTCCAAATCGAATTGGAACTGAAGCAGGTGATGGTCATCGACAACAGTCCTACTATTTTCGAGAGTTGCTTGATTAAGACGGGACGTAAACCGCCGCCGCCCCCCGCGGAAGAACCAACTTTAGCAGAAATCCATTCCAAAAAGAGAGAAGTAGACCAATCTACCCAAATGTTTTTGGACTCTTTAGAGGAATTGACGATGTTCGACGAAGGAACAAATGAATACCCACCCGAAGACCCATCAGAAGACGCAAACGAAGACCCAAACGAAGACCCAAACGAAGACCCATTGCACGAAGAGGAACCTGCCTTCGGATATGAACAAGATGACAAGGGTTTGGAAAAGGATGCTTCGTTGGAGATTGAATTTGAGGATTTAGGTGAGAACATTGAGGAAGAAAACAAGGACGATTTGAAAGAGGTAGTAGATACCATTGAGCCGCAATCTTTAGACAAAAAGGATACCCTTACTCTGAAAAAGCCCAACCAAGTGTATTTTGAGATGTATAAGGAGGCCAGGAACAAGGCCAAGCAGGCAAAACGGAATGCGATTTTAGCTTATTTAGAAGCGAAAAACATTAAGAAAACATACCTGATTGAAAACATCAATGACAGCGACAGTGAATTTGACGACGAAATCGACGAAGTCTCCGAAAGTGAATTGGAAGACCTTTAAGGAAAAGTTGGTTAGGTCAATAAGTTTTAGGATAAATTAATATTAATCATAAAAATTATTTTATCATTAATTTTATATAATGAGTGTCTCTTTAAAGAAACTATGGAATGACTATGGAATTGGAGCCATAATTGTTTTACTAATTGTGGCCTATGGTGTTTACATGTTCGCCGGTTATTTAGGAGCTAAGGGCATGGTTGGCAACGAATCCAACAGCCAAATGCAACCCCAGTACAAAAATACCAATGCTGAGTATTCCGGCGCTGTCCGACCCTCTGAACCACTCGGACAAAACGAAGTCTTCGCCTCCGCCAACGGCGTCCAAACCTCCATGCCTGGGGTACCCGCCTCCTGCTCTCCGGCCAACATCCAAAACCCCGCTGAGCTCTTGCCCAAGGATGCCAACTCCCAATGGGCTCAATTGAACCCCTCCGGCAAGGGCGAACTCGCCAACATCAACTTGCTCAAAGCCGGATACCACATCGGTATCGATACCGTCGGACAAACCTTGCGCAATGCGAACCTCCAAATTCGCTCTGAACCACCAAACCCACAAATGAACGTATCAATATGGAACCAATCGAGTATTGAACCTGATTTTCAAAGAGTTCCGTTGCAAATTGGTTCTGGTGCACAATAATTTTGTGACGATATACGGTAAGAATATATTATCGACTATTTATTCAACTTGTTACCATAAAAATTCTCAAATATCATAATCTTTATATTCATTCATTTTACACATATAAATATTTTGAACTCTATTATCCAGTGCAATTTTATCAATATTACGACACAACTCAGTAAGCCAATCGTATTTGTCATAGTAGACGTCTTTTTGCAAAATCCGTATCACACTGTATCCTTGTTGGTTAGCACATTGCATCTTGTAAATATCATTCTTCCTCGTTTCTTCTGGGGATTGCCAGTTGCCTATTTGTTCGAAATGTTGCTTTCCATCCAGTTCGATTATGACTTTTCTCTCTTCAATGACAAAATCAAAAGGTAAATGCTTTTTCTTTTTGCACCAATCAACCTTATACTGTCGCTCTAACGTATTATATCTTACAAACAATTTATTAAATAGTATTCTCTCGGTCTTGTTCACGCAAAATGAGCACCAAACACCTTTGGTCACGTCACTTATTTGACAACTAAACTCTTTTTCACAAACACTGCAATCGAATCTATACTTTTTATTCGTGCTCTTGAAAATTGCTCTAGGATTAATGGTTTTGTCTGCTAAAAACATACAACGTTCCACAGAAGCAAATGAATGGGAAGAGGACGAAGAAAAACGAGAATATGGTCGCACATAAAAATATAGTTCTAATGTATAAAAATTATGAAGTTCGACTTCGACAAGATCACTCGATTCCTAGGCAAGCACAAGCTTGTTGTTTTTTTAGCAGTGTTTTTAGCCTTCATTCTGCTGTTTCGAACCCGGTTCGTGATTGAAGGGCTCACGTCCATGGGAGAGTACGAATATCTAGCACCGGTGCCCCCTAACAATACCATTAGTGACGAGGTAGTGAAAGCATTTGTAGCAAAATACAATGAAAACAGCAGTGTCACACATGCTCCAACCCTAAATGTTTCGACACCTGAGAATTTAGCGGCTAATAAAAACTTACTTCAAGGTGATTACACTGAAAAAGAGTTGCAGAACTATATCGACAACGGAACGTTTTCATTTAATGCCTATATTTTGAATTTTTTGAATAGTCACGCGGATGTAAAGGCAAAAATCACAAACATGTATGGTAGTTTAGATAATGCACAGAAGAGTTTTGGCAGTCGCCTTGCCTATCAGGTATATATATTGCCAATTGAATCCAAAATGAATCCGCCACCCTTGTCTTACCAAATTTACATGGGGACGGCGCAACCACCACATTCTATTCCAGCCGTAACTGTGCCTTCGTCTTCGTCTTCGTCTTCGACTACAGATAAAAACTATCAGGACTTTCTCTCCTTGTGTAGAAGAACATTGCAATAAATAAGTGTACAAATACAATTTAGATTACAAACAATATCTATCTGACTTATACGATTTTATAAGCCATTCTTTTCGTAGTGGATAGCCTCTAACACATTGAAGTCGTCAAAATCTTCTGAGATGTCAATGTCTGCAACAGAGAGAGGGGAAGGTGGTTGCGGTATGAGCCCAGATTCAAGGAGCACTTCCTTGTCCAATCCATACAAGCTGGCAGTGGTCCCCATTTGCCAGTGGTAAATAGCCGGTGGCAGTTTGTCCATCCCGTCAATGGGCGTCAATCGTTTGCCTTTGTATATAAGTTTTTGACAATTAAAGCAATAGCATACGAATACGTTGTTAAGACATCCAGTAGTTCGACAAGAACTGCACATTTTGGGGCCAGAATAGACATCGGGATTCTTTTCCCAGTTTTTATGGTTCATGGCCCAGGCAAGGGGAAAGTTGAGATGATATCTGAACCCATCCACAAGATAGAACCTCTTGTTGTGGTCGGTGATGATTGGAATGCACTGTAAATTTGTGGAGGACATGGTCGAACCAAACAGGCAATTGAATTATGCAATGGTTTAAAAGTTTTAACAAGTGCGACGATTTATTTTTCTTTAAATATGTTAATTTAATGTTTTATATAGCTAAGTAAATAAATTCATAATGAATTAAATATTTTTCAATCGATTAGAAATCAAATTCCATTTCGACTTCGCCATCACTGTCGTTTGCACTTGTACTTGTAAATTTACTTGTACTGGAGTTTGTGTTGGTAGTCTCCCTCCAGTAGTAGCCGTCCTCATAAACGGGAGTGACATCTCTTTGTTTTCGTTTGACTCGCTTGTTTCCGTTTCCAATCCACATATCACCGTCCATCAAATCAAAGAATGCTTGTACTTCTTGCACGGATACTCGAAAAAACTCGCGTCTAGGATGAATGCGCTCGGAATAGCGTGCAAGAAGCCCGTGAAGCGTCTGCTCCTTTTGTTTGGGGTTGGAGACCTGTTTCGCGAATTCCATGACATAAGGGGTTGGTGGACGCCACGTGTCGGAGCTGTTGGCTTCATATAGGCGTATGTCAGGTGTTCTCTCTGTCATTCCAACCTTTAAAATTCCCACCATCGACGGATTGGAGAAGCAGTAAATAAAACCCATTGAGTTATGATTCATCATTGGACGATAAGCTATGATACGATACGTCGTGTATTTACTTTATATATCACACCATGTGTTTAAATCAAAATCAAAATTTATAATCTTTAAAGGAAAATACATGAAAAACATTTAATTGCTGTAGTCATATGTGTCTGGCACGTAGTGTTCTCCCTCATCGTCGTCGTCATCCAAATACCCGACACTGCGTTCAACATCATCGTCGCCATGGTCTTCCAAAAATTGAGCATATCTTTCCTCTTGTTCATCATCTTCTTCTTGGCGTCGCTCCTCTTCGGCACGCATCGCTTCCTCTTCATCTCGGGATGGAACGGGAGCGACATCATAGTACATATTATGGAGC